ATTCGGGAGAAAGAGGACGATTGACCAAGGAACTCCGATGCTTCCATTGCGGAAAACTCCTGTCGGAGAAGGCCGAGCGGGGGACGGTGATAACTTGCGGCCGATGCAAGACGCGGAACGTCCAGCCATGAGTCCGGTCAAATGGGCCAGGAAGGGCGCGATGGAATTCCCCGGCGTTACATTCACCGCGGTCACCGTTCGCCGGCGGCTGTCCTTCCGCTATGAGGACGGGACGCTCCACCGGGAAGAGAGGATCGCGCCGGTTGACCACCGGGGATACGCGGCTTGATCTGCGACATATGCGGCGCCGTTATGCTGGAGAGGAATTGCAAGATCCGCTGTCCGAACTGTGGCTATACCAGGGATTGTTCCGACCCGTGATTGATTTCCATCCCGCATTGTGCTAGATTTAGGAATAGTGACCTCATCCGGCACGTGTCCGAGGCGAAAGCCCGAAGCCGGCGGAGGTCATTTTGCCTTTCTGGGACTTCCTCACACGCAAGGCCGAACCGGGCGATGTGGCCGTCGCCGTCCCACTCAATTACGACGTGGGACAGGCAACCTATCCCGACGCATCGTTTGAAAACTTCGCCTCGGAAGGCTACGGCAAGTCCGAGATAGTCCACGCTTGCATCCGCGAACTGGCTGTCAGCGCGGCCGCTCCCCGGTATTACATCCAGGCTCCGGCTACTGATGGCGGCGCCGTGGAAGTAACTTCAGGACTTCTTTACGATCTAACCACCAGGCCCAACCCAAACTCCGATTGGTATTCCTTCATCGAATCCCTGGTCACCTTTTTGATGGTGGCCGGCAATGCTTACACGCTGAAAGAGCGAAGTCGCAGCGGTAAGATCGCCGCGCTTTATCACCTCCGACCGGACCGGATGCGTATCATCGGCGGAGATCACGGCGCCGCTGGGTATATCTACTCGGTCAGCGGGACCGATTACTCCCTCCCGGTGGAGGATGTTTGCCATCTGGCTTTGCCGAATCCCGGCGGCGATCTTTATGGATTGTCGCCTCTCCAGGTCTTGGCCCGGAACGTCAACCTCGACTTGAATATGACTGATTTCGCGAAGGTGTATTTTCAGAACGCCGGCGTCCCATCCGGACTCCTCAAACTGAAGCGCCGACTAAACACCCAGGAGGAGGCCAGCGTCATCCGGTCCCGTTGGCGTTCCCAATTCGGCGGGAGGAACAACTTCCACCGTATAGCCATCTTGGACGAGGACGCGGATTATGTCCCGATGGCTAACAACCCGAAGGACATGGCCCTGCCAGAACTCCACGATCTAACGGAGTCACGGATCTGCTCGGTCTTCGGCGTCCCGGCCATCCTGGTCGGCGCCAATGTAGGACTCCAACGCTCGACTTATTCCAATTATCGGGAAGCAAGGATGGCGTTCCACTCGGAGACATTGGAGCCGATGGTTTCCAGGATCCTGCGGCATTTCAACCGGAACATGTTCTCGGAATATCCGGGGAACGAGATGTTGACGGTGGATTGGGCTCAGATGAGATCCGGACTTGATGACCGGGAAGCCATGACGACCAGGGTGACGGGATTGTTTGCCGGCGGGATCCTGACCTTGAACGAAGCCCGTGAGCAACTCGGACTGGAAGCGGTGGACGACGGCGCGGTCCGCCGGATCCCATCTTCGGTCTTTGAGGTTGGGGAAGGTGCGATGGCTCCGATCGCGGTGGATGAAGCGCCGGTCGAGGAATCCTTATCCATCGACACACTGAAAGAAACAGTGAAAGCCACGGCATTGAAGGCGCCGCGGGTAGCTAGACGGGCCGGACTGCTACGGCGCCAACTACTAGAAGACAGGGAAGAAGAAACCGACGCATTATCCCCGCGGGTTCAACGGTACTTCCGGGGACTTAGGAATCGGGTGGACGGGATAATGGGTCGGTGGATGGAACGCACAAGTTCCGATTCCAAGGAATTCCCGCCAGGTTTTCCGGCGGACGACTTACTTCCAACCAACGCCATCCCGGATCTGACCGAGATCATCCGCCGCGCTATGGAACGGATGAGCAAGAGAACGGTTGACGCCATCAACGCGAATGGTCTGGCCGGGACGCTGGAATGGTCTGAGCGATTGCCTTTCGTGCAATCCGTATTAGTCCAGGCGCCGACCAGGGCGACGATGATCCATCGGACAACGAACCGAACCATCGGTCGAGCTGTCGCGATGGCATTGGAACGTGGTTATTCCATCGAGCAATTGGCGCGGGGAGTTCCGGACGACCAATTCCCAGGTCTGCGGTCTATCCTGACTGAAACGGAGAAACGGGCGCGGCTTATCGCCAGGACCGAGATCATGCGGACCCAGAACCAGACCTCGGTGGGATTCTACAAAGAGCAGGGGTTCGCATACGTTCGGGCCGACGATGTTGACGGCGATCCGGATGACAACTATATCGACCCTGGCGACCCTTATGGCCGGACTTGCATCGAGCGCCACGGCCAGATCTACACCGTGGAAGATGCCAGCAATATCGATGATCACCCGAACGGGACGCTTAACTGGCAACCGATGCCGCGGAATTACAAGCCGGAGGAAACCGTATGATCAACAAGTTCGCCCTATCTGAGGTCAAGGTTCTGGATGACCGCCAAGGGATCATCGAGGCATATACCAACACGATGGGCATCAAGGATTCGGACGGCGACATCATCGATCCGGCGGCGTTCAATTCCTCCATCAAATCGAACCTTCCGATCCCCGTCCTGGCCGGACATGACCAATCGAAACTTGTGGGGAAGGTGGTGTTCGCCCAATCAGAGCCAACCGGCGCCGGGGACGAGCATCGGCTATATACCCGGATGCAGATGAACCTCGACACCCAGGTCGGACAGGAAGCCTATTCCAACATCGCCGGCGAGTTCATCCGCGAATGGAGTGTCGGGTTCAATCTCCCGGCTGGTGATGCGGTGGTTTATGACCGCGCCGGCAAGGAAACAGTGCGGCGGATCCTTGACCTGGACTGGGTGGAAGTCTCCGCGGTCATCCGGGGAGCGTCGCCGTCCACGTCAACCATCGCGGCCAAGAATCTCAAGGCACCGAACACCTATGCAACCAGGGAAGAAGCCGAAGCCAGGGCGACCGAGCTTGGATGCTCTGGTTCTCATTCGATGATGGTGGAAGGTGAGGATGTCTTCATGCCTTGCCGGACCCACGCCCGTTATGAGGCGGTGACCGATGGGAACGAATACTCGGCCGACACCCCAGAGATCAAACCATATCCGAACTTCCATGCTTGTCGGATCAAGGAGCCGGACAACTTCGACACGTTCCGGACATCCTCCGAAACCATCGAGGACGGGGACTTCGACGGCAAGTCCATCGAGATACTTTTCGGACGCCATGCGGAGTCCGGGGAATGGTCACTAACGTCTTACCGGATGCCGGTCGAGGAATGGTCAGAGGCCGAGGCTCGGTCTTTCTGCCAGGAACATGACGGCATCTTGTTTGAGCCAGCGGACGAGTCCGCCAAATCCGCCACGATCATCGCCGCGGATGAGGCCCGATTGCGCCTCGCACGAACACGATTAAAAATCAGGTCAGGAGTTTGATATTGGATACGAAAGAACTTAGGTCAGAGGCAAGCGTCCTCGTTGAGAGTGCGGCCGCAGCTTATGCAAGCGGCGAGATCGAAGCGTTCGAGCGGACGATAGCCGAAGCCGAACAGAAGATGGCCCAGGCGGACGATATGGACGCCGCGGCCACCCGACTTAAAGCACTCCGCGGGGATCTTAACCGGCCGCTGAATAACATCCCGGTTACCTCCAACGATGTCGCGATATACAACGCGATGGACACCACGGCCAGCATCAAGAGCGATTACAAACCGGCTTCCTGGGTCAAAGGTCTGCCGGCGATGTCTCAGCCGGAGTGGGTATTGGATCTGTGCGGGGACAACGTCAAGGACGAAGCCCGATTCATGACAGACGCCTTTATCAAGTGGTTCCGGTCGCCCAGCGAGGACATGTTCTGGAAGACGGCATCCCCGGACGAGATCAAGGCCATGCAAGAGGACACCGATGCGGAAGGTGGCTTTTTCGTCCCGGAGCAGTTCATTTCACAGGTCGTGCATGACACGGGCGTCCCAGGTTCCCAACTTCGACCCCTATGCACCGTCATCAGGGTTGCATCCAAGGATGGATACATCCCGACGATGGCATCGGCGACCTGGGCGGCGATAGCAGAGGAAGCGGCGCCGACCGAGTCTACGCCGGTGGTCGGCCAGGTCAACTTCTCTTTAGAGAAGTCCGGCGGTCTGATCAAGGTCAGCCGAGAACTTCTGGACGACTCGGCCATCAACCTCCCGGCGCTACTGTCGCAGATATTCCAAGAAGCCGCGGGGCAGTTTGAGGATGTCGGAATTATCAGCGGCAATGACAGCACCCAGTATGCCGGGGTAATGTCCGATGGGGACGTGGCTTTCTATACGATGGCCGGCTCGACCTCGGTTGTAGGCGCTGACCTGATCGGGACGTACTACGCCCTCAATGCCCAGCACCGGGCAAACGCCTCTTGGGTGATGAAGTCAACCATCGCGTCGTTGGTCAACTCGATCGCGATCACTGCCGCTGGGGTGCATAGCATCCCAAGCCTGACCGCGGCGCCGGCGGATTATATCCTCGGTCGGCCAAATGTCCTGACCGATGTTACGTCCGGCTTGGGTGGCACGATCACTTCGACGGAGAAGATAGCCATATTCGGAGACTTCAAACAATACTACATCTTCGATCGGGTGGGCTTCACCATCCGCCGGAATGACAGTTTGTATATGGAGAATGACCAGGTTGGTTTCTTCGCCAGTAGGCGAGGGGATGGGCAAGTCGGCCTCGCCGCTGCCTTCAAGATCCCACGCGCCGCCTAATCAGCGGTTAGCTAATAGGGCGCGGGGCTTCGGCTCCGCGCCCAACTCTGGAGGAAATATGCCGAAGGCACTCTGTACCCAGAACTTTATATATGGCGCCACGGGCGAAACCTACGAACGCGGGGTGGAGTACGATGTCCCGGCGGCGACACTGAAGGCGAATCCGGATTATTTTGAGAAGCAATCAGGGACGGCCGAGAACAAGATGGCCGACACCGGGGAAGATAAGTCCGAGGAAGAAACCGAAGAAGCAACCGAGGCGGCTGAATAGTGGCGACCCGTCACACATACGCCTCGGCGGACGATCTTCGGGATTATCTGGCGGGGACATCCTATTCCTCCGGGTGGACGGCGGACGCCGGGAGTCTCCGGCGCGTTCTGGAATCCGCATCACGGCGGATCGATCAGTATTGCGA